AAATAGGATTTCTGAAACCATTAGAAGAAGAGTATCGTGTTCTTCTCAATAGAGCCAAAGAAGAAGGTAAGATTAAGGCGTATATGAAGGAAGAACTACGAGGTAAGATTGAGAATGTGTTAGAACACTTTGACTTGATAGGAAAGAGAACAGACGCATGGAGTACCAAACAAGCCTTCAAGTTTGGTCTCGCTTTGGCGAGAGATAATAATTTACATGGAGATGAAGCGTATGACTTTGCTTGGCATTTTGCTAATAGAGCTAAACCTTTATATAAGGGTACCGTTCCTGTCTTTATGCGAGGAAAGGGTTGGGGTATTCAGAGACGTGCAGGACTTCTCTTTTTGAAGTGGATGTTATGGTGGGTAAATACGTTTGTTAGAGGAACTCCTGCCTTGAAATTGATGTGGTTATTGGGTGCTGGTTTAATGGCGGGGCCGATATTCGGTAGACGTTTTGTTAAAAAGAAACTAAAGAAGGGGTTGCTTGACCGTTTTCTAATATCGGGCATACCAGGTATTCTTGGTGTGTCGAGTAAGTTTTTATCGCCTCTTTCTTTTCGGGGACTTGAAACAGGTCTTAGTATTCGTTCATTGACTATGTTGGCTGATAGGGTAAAACGTGCTAAGATTATGTATAATCGGTATGGATTACCAGGTGCTTTGACGCAAGCGCCTTTAGCGGGTGCGCAGAAAGTTATTCAAGGTGCTTTGTTTATTACGAAAGGTGTTCAGGTAAAACGTGGTAAGGCAATCAAGACTATTTATAAGCCACATACCTTGAGGGAGAAGATAATGATCTCGTTGGGTCTTACTCCCTTTGAGCAGGGCGAGGCTTATGAACGGACATACGGTAAGAAGACTAAACCCTTTAAGTTTGGTAGAAAGAAGTTAGGTGTCGGTAGAGTGCGTCAAGGCAGTCGTCCTGACTATCATGCTATAGTGGATAAGATAATAGCGGAAAGGAAAGGTTTATAATGACCGAGATGACTTTAACTTGGCTCGCAGGGGTTAAACTCCTTATTGCGGCACTTATCGGGTTGCTATACTCGTTGGCTGGCCGGGGAGTAGGTATCAAGCGGCGCTTACACCTTCCTATTATCCTTGCCGTTAATTGGATCGTCTTTATGTTCCTGATGGGGAAGTTCTCTCTGATGTTATTAGGGGCTATTCTTTTATCTATTCCTTTATACTACCTGACCATGTCGGTCTTCTCCTACGGCGCGGACAGTTGGATTCGTAAACTTATAGGCAGGGTTCCACAACAGTTTTTGACGGGGGCTTGTCATGGGGGTTCGTGTATTCTTGTGGCGTGCGTTACAGGTCTGTGGGGGCTGTATTCTCTTAGTGTTCTGCTGCCTTTTCTGGTGCTTGGTTTCCTTGGTGGTATTTTTGACCAAGATGCCCCGGCTGCTTGGAAAGAGGGTCTTACCGGATTAGCAATATTTCTTTGTCCATTGTTTTTAATCTGAAAGGGGGATTTATGAAGTGGAGCATTGCTTTAAAGAAGGGTATCTGGACGTTTGTATTGGTGGTCATTGGCTATTTGATAGCTAATCCAAGTATTTTGCAGGGGATTATACCGGCAAGCATTTGGAATATGACTATCGGGGGCGCACTGTTGGCCGGCCTTAAAATACTGGAGAACTGGCTCAAGCATAGAGGCAACTGAAAGACCGCCAAGGTTATTCTTTGGCTTCTTGATTTTAAGTTCTTCCGCTGGTCGTACGGTAAGTACTGGATGTGGGTCTTGAGCAATAAGAAAGAGCCAAAAGAAGTCAATACCTCGCAGCAGTTTGGTTCGATGAGGCTTGTCTGTAAAGGCCCCGTCGGTTCAGTAAAGTGCTACTGGGAAGCCGACTTAAAATAATGTAAATCTTTCTTGACATTTGTTACATCATCAGGTATACTCTGTGGTATGAAAAGTGGTAAAGTGGTAAGGGTATCTGGTGATGTTCATAGAGAGTTACTCCGCGCCAAAGACTTTACCGGCATTTCGCTTACCAAGATGGTCGAGTTCGCACTCCACGAATACTTCAAGACAATTCATAAAGGGATGAGGAAAGGTGTTAGTCCTAACTCACAGTAGTATTCAGACGTTCAGGGACTGTCATAAGAAGTACGACTTTGCCTATAACCAGTTCCTTAAGCCGAAGAAGCAGTCTTGGGCGCTTATTGACGGCTCTAACGTGCATCTGGCTCTGGAGACGTATTATGGCGTACCCCCTTCACAGAACGCTAAAACACCTGATAAAACCCCCCTAACACAGGGCATTGTAACGGTTCTTGAGACCCTTTACGACAAGGAGACGGAATATGAGGAGGAGGAACGGGATTTACACAGGACAATCGCAGTCGGCCTGTTTAAGGGCTATGCCGACATTTATCCGCAAGACGAGTTTCAGGAGTACGTCCCTGAGGTTCGATTCTCTATTGAAGTCGAGCATACTGGACTCCCTGAGAAGAAGTTTATTCTATGCGGAAAGACAGATGCCAAGATTAAACAGAATGGCATGCCATACCTCTTTGAGACTAAGACTACTTCCTCTTTTAACCTTAATGATTACCTTGCTCGCCTTGAACTGGACGATCAGTCTGATACTTATCTGTATAGCTTCGGTCGTATGGGCTATCCGGCGGTTGGTATTCTCTATAATGTACTGGTTAAGCCGAGGCTTAAGCAGAATGTATTTGAGACTTCGGAACACTTCCACAAGCGAATAGGGAAGGCGATTATGGACGACGTTAAGAACGTCCCTGAGAAGCGTAAGTACTTCAGGCGTGAGATGATTTACCGCAGTCCTGAGGAGTTGACTAAGTGGCACGCGGAGTTGCTACAGATTGCGGACGACATGTACAGGTATTATCCCTATAAGAATCCCGCTCGGTGTGCGGATTATAAAGGGTGTCAGTACAAGAAACTTTGTGAAGGTATGGAGACAGACAGGTTCTATATCTCGCAGACCTTTGCGTTAAAGGGCAGACAGCACGACGAAATTTAGAGGAGAATAAAGATGACAGACGAAAAGAAACAAGCAATGTGGTTATGCCCGTGCGGTACGGAGACCCCGCAACCGATAGGCCCGGGGGTTAAGTTTATCGACAAGTGTCCGAAGTGCGGTAAAGACCATGAAAGGTGTCGGGAAGCGGACGGTACTATTACAAGGTTCGTTGTGCCGCCAGACTGGTTCAAGACCGAGTGGCAGGAGCACATGCAGAAGATTATGGATAAGGATGTTAAGTTTAAGCAGTGTTCCTATCAGGAAGTAAAGATGAGGCGGCTAAAGGAAGAAGCCTTTGATGACCTGAATAGCCAAGAGAAGAAGGCGGAGATTATCGTGGATACCGCGATACGCCGCCTTCATTTACATAAGGAGAAGGATATGATGTGGGCTTTCAACCCGGCCTTAGGTCGGTTTACGGGTAGACCTAAGCCACAGAAAGAGGTGGTGTAATGGTTATGACGACGCAACGTATAGAACCGAAGCAACAAGACGAAGTTAAGGATAAGTTCAATAAGGAAGACACCTCTAAGATTACGTCCATAAGCCAGCAGATACAGGCTTCCTTTAAGAAGCCGGGGTCTGTTATTGAGGATAAGGGTGTCAGTATGATTATCTACGGGGACCCGGGGGTAGGAAAGACCTCATTGATTAAGACATTGCTTGGATGGGAGTACGGTAAGGGGTATGTAAATAAGCCCTATTGTAAGCCTGATGAAATCTTCGTTATAGACGTAGAGGCTGGGGAGATTGTCCTACAGCATGACGGCAAGCGTGTGGCGACTATCTACCGCGTGGATGAGGAAATCGAGAGCCTTGTTAAGTTTAAGGGGTTGGTTCAGTATCTCCATGAGCAGACACATCCTTTCAGATTTGTGCTTGTCGACAATATGAGCGAATTGGAGAAGTTCTTTCTTATGGCCTTAACGCGGATTAAGGAATTGAATGTACCCCGGCAGAAGGAGTGGGGCGATGATGCCTTTTATATGAGGAAGAATATCCGGGATCTGCGGCGACTTACCTATAAGGGTATCAACGTCATATTCAACTTCTGGAAGATGGTAGTACCGATAGAGGACTCCGAAGGCCACCTTACGTTCTACGAAGCCCCCATGGTAATGCGGTCTACGACAATGGAGTATATCGGCCTTGTCGACCAGACTGCTATGATGGGGATAAGCAAGGAAGGGACACGGTATCTCCAGTTTGAAAGCGACATGAGGGTTGCCTGTAAGCGTAGAGATGAGGGAGACGGGCTTCCTCTTCTTGAGAAATTCGAAAAACCTGACCTTTCTGCAATTTTTACTAAACTTCGAGGGGGGAAAATATGAAGGTAGCAACCCCTTTAAAAGCGATACGATTAAAATGCTACGATTGTTCAGGGTGGAATTGGGGTGAAGTAAAGAAGTGTGAACACCAAGATTGTAGTTTGTTCCCCTATAGAAATGGCAAGAAACCGAAAGGAGTTAAATGTGAGTATATAGACCCTAAGGAATATGCCAGACGCATAGAAAGTGGCACTTCGCAAGAGGAGAAGTCTTAAAGAACAGGCATTAAAACAGGAGGTATAAGACATGGCAGACTTAGTAGACATTAAACTCGATGCGGTAGGGAAAACGGCCATAGCCTATCTAAAGGCTAAGGAAGCGAAGAAGACGGCTACAGAAGACTGTAAGAAGACGGAAGAGGCTCTAATTCTGGAACTTCACAAGTCAAAGAGGCAGGCAATAACCCTTGATAACTGCACATTGAGGGTGCAGATAGTCTCGGCAAAGGAAAAAATAGTCATAAAATAAGGAGATTTGAGGACATGGAAAAGAAATTAGGTAATTTTAAGCGTGGTGGTAAGTCGGTTATAGCGGACGGGCATTACAAGTTCCGTGTTACGGAGTTCAATGTGGTAACGGGTGGCTCTGGGGCGCCTTATATTATTCCTATGTGTATAGTCATCAATCCTTGTCCTGAACAAGGCACTCAAATAGAGCTTGGGTTCTCTATGAGTGAAGCCGCGGAAGGTATCGCTGCGGCCTGGCTGACGGCTCTTGGTCTTGGGGAAGAGGCCATTGTCCCTATGGACGATATTGACCGTATACAGGTATTTCTTAATCGGTACTGCCTCCATGCCATTATTGAGGCGAATGTCGTTAAGGGGAAGAACCCAAAGGGGTATGACCAGAACTCCGTTAATCCGCCTTGGGAAATCATGGCGTCTGAACTGGGTAAGGACGATGTTCCGGGTCCACGCGGTATCGCAGCGGGCGGGCGTGAAGAACCATCTTTCTAAGAGGGGAGGTAAAATGTTGCTTGTAATCCTTAAAGCCATAAGTGAGATCCTAAATGATGGACTTAACGAAAGCGAAGGGAAAGACCCTGGAGCCGGTCCTAAACCAGTACCGCGCGTTTACGTTAAGAACGCCAAGTCTCTTCTTGATAACCTTATCGCGGAGTATGAGAAGAAGCCCGAAGCCCTCCCCTTACCGCCAACGGTTCGTAAAGAAACCGCTGTAGAGGCAGGGTTAGACGAAGAGGCGCGGGTGGCTAAGAACGAGTTGATGGGTGAGTAAGCGAGGACACACTAAAAATGCCTTATAGAACACTTCATTGGGTCAAGTTAGAACTCCGGTTATTGGATGACCACAGATTCTTTTTAATGACTGAAAAAGCCCAACTTACTTTCTTAAAACTCCTGATTCTCTGTGGAAAGTGCCAAAATAAAGTGCCAAAAATGCCCTCTGCTTTACGGACGCTTTTAAGGGTAAGTTATACCGACCAGGAGCTATTAGGTGTCATGGATGAGATAAAGAAGAATTTTCCTAAAGTGTTAGAGAATAATGGGTTCTATAAAATAAAAGACTTCTCCGAAAAGGTACATTGGGTAGCTCCCAAGGATTACTCTGGTAGCTCCCAAGGAGTTGCTGGAGAGCTCATAGATAAGATAAGAGAAGATAAGATAAGAATAGATAAGATGTACGAACCCCAAAAGTTCTTTTATACCTCTTACAGACAGGCTTTTGACAAGGAGTATTTTGCCAACTTCGGCAAGGATGGAAAACTCTTTAAGGCGCTTCAAAAGATGTTTGACGTGCCGCGGCTGAAAGAGCTTATTACCTGTTTCTTTGCCAGCTCGGATAAGTTCATAAAGGAGTCCGACTACAGCATAGGCGTGTTTTATAGCCAGATAAACAGGCTGAATAAGGGTGTAGTCCGGAAGGGTCGCCAGGATGAGTAAGATAATAGAGGCGCAGGTTGCCTTTATGAAGAAGGAAAACGAGAAGATGTGCTTGGAGATAGAAAAGAAGCTATTTGGCATGGCTTGGGATAAGCCCGAAGCCTTAAAGTTACTTAATGAAGCCAGTAAACGAAGGGAAGCGTTATACAAAAATGACAAATTCGAGTTTCACGATCCAGTCAATTGGTGAGATAACCGAAGGTATCCGGACAGAGTTACAGACAAGGAAAGCCGGGGACATAGAAAAGTATGGTAGCGGGCTTAAGGGTATTGACGATATTATTATTGCTATAAAGAAAACACGATTATACGTAATCGGCGCCAGAACCGGGGAAGGGAAAACGAGTTTGGCCTGTAACTTAGCGTGGAATCTTGCACAGAGGCAGGTCAAGGTTATGTACGTATCTCTTGAGATGACGAAAGAAGAGCTTGTAAGGCGGCTTATATGCAGGGAAACCAGGATAAACAGCGAAATGTTCGAACTTGACCATCTTACTGATAAGACAGCTTCGGCAATAGACATGTTCAAGGTAGCGATAAAGGATATAAAGTTTGGTATAAAAGATGATATAGGGTACAAGTTCAAAGAACTTGAAGATTTTATCCTGTCTCTGAACCCAAAGGTAGATGTCTTGTTCTTAGACCACTTACAGATGATTAGTTGGGCTGGATTTCCGAGTAAGCATGAAGCGGTAAGTGAGTATATTCGTAAGTTAAAGGAACTCGCTAAGACACAGGATATAGCTATCGTCGTAATCAGCCAGATAAATCGTGAGGGGGCTGAGAAGATACCCACATTAAGTCAACTTAAGTCTTCGGGCGCGATAGAAGAAATAGCGGACGTGGTAATGCTCTGTTACTGGCCGTATAACACAGGGGCAAGGGGAGACTATGAAATATTCATAGCGAAGAATCGGCATGGTAAGGTTAAGGCGAAGGACGGTGTTAAGGTTCATTTTGACGCATGGACGTTTACTTTTGAGGACATAAAAAATGATAACACGCGAGATAGATACCGAGATCCAGAATTTTATAGATAATCCTGGGGAGTATGATTTTAACGAATGGCGTTGTTATGAAGCCTGTAAGAAAATAATCAGGCGCATGGAAGAAGAAAAGATTATACCCTACAGCACAGAAGTTTATAGTCAATACATTGACTATGTAGTTGGAAAGCTAAATATAGACGAAAGGAGATAGTAAAGCAATGATGACATACGGTCAGGAGACACTTTGTAAGCTGATAAAGGAGAATACCAAAGGTAAGTATTCGGTCAACATGTTAAAGGCAGTATTGAGGGAGTTGTTCCCGGTCATGGCTAATGCTCTGATTATGGGTGATCGTATTGAGATACGGGACTTTGGTAATTTCAGGGTCTACGTGACGAAGGCGCGTATGGGTCGGCATCCGTTTATGGGGACCCCTCTCCGCATACCCCCGCGCTTGAAGGTAAAGTTTTTCGCAAGTCGCTACCTACAGATAGAATTGGATAAACGGTTGAGGGAGGGACTTAAATGAGCGTCGGCGACCAGTTATTAGCGGCAAGTAAAGAGATAACAAGGCTTGAGCAGGAGAAGAATAGGTATCTTACGGCTTTAGAGGCGATAATGAAGCATATGGAGTACGTCGCACATGGGGAGATAAAGCTGTCAACAGTCTATAACATAGCCAAACGTGCGGTGGAGGAAAAATGAGTAAAATTGAGACTTTTAGGAAGAAGTTAAAAAATGAAGCTGGTTATAGCAACGCTGATATAGAAGTAGTAATCCATCTCGCCCGTGAAATCTGGGGGGATAGTGAAGCATTATTTGAGATTGTAGAGAAAGAAGTAAAGAGATGGAAACATGTGGCAGGGGAAGCCCAGAAAGACCTCAAGGAAGGGCTTGATGTTGCCTATGTCAAAGGGGTAGAGGATAAGAAGACACAGGGGAAGGGGTTGAGCCGTGAGGATATAGCGGAAATAGTGAAGAAATGGTGTGCTAACCTCGATAATGACGATAGGAGATCTATTCTTGTAGATGCCCTCCTTCAAGCTGGGGGTATCGGGGCGAAGGAGATGGGGGTCATGGATATAACTCAAATTATAGTAAGACATACATGCGAGAATCATTGGTATCCATCGTCTGATAATGCCTGTATTAAGTTAGCCCAAGCCCTCCACTCCGCCCTCTACAGCAAGGGTGAGCCGTTTGCCTCCCCTTTGCCTGTTAGCACTTTACCAGGTGGTAAGCCTACAGATAATACTTGTGGCAAGGGTGAGGTAGTGCCGGAGAAGCCGCAGGAGAAGCCCTGGCCTAATTGTAGCAAGGATTGTAAGGTAGTCAAAGAATTAGGGGCAGGTGAGTGTGAAAATGTCTGTCCTGATAAGTTTAAGCCGCAGGAGAAGTATTGCCAGTGCATTCCCTCAACTTATGAAAGTTTTACAGGGATAAGGTGTTCTTACTGCTTGAAACCTAAGGAGAAGGTGGGGAAAGAATATTATGGAGACCGTGAGTGTTGTGGAGTCCAAATACCTTATGGAATAAGATACTGCCCTAAATGTGGTGAGGATGACAAATTGAAAAAGGTGGAAAAGATAATGCCGCTATTAGCAACAGGCATAGAGACAAATACCTATTTTGACCTTAGAGTTAAGATGAATGAAGTCATAATTCAGGTCAACGAACTTGCCGAGCGTCTCAATTCGTTACTACCATAAGGGAGGGAAGTATGAAAGACTTTAAGAAGATACATAAGAGTAAGAAGGTAAGAAAGCAAGTATTTGATTGCTTTGCTTCTGATGATTTACCGGATGGGGCATACTTCGCTATGGCAGAAGAGTTTGGATTAGAGCCAGAAGATTTAATTGAAGATGAGGATAAGTAGAATATGACCACCTATCGTAACTGGGATGAGGGGGAGTGAGTGAAGATAAACTGGGGGGTAGTTATTGTTGATGTAGTAATTATCGTATGTGCTTGTCATTGTAAGGTGTGGGCATTATTATGGCTATTTTTATTCACAGGTGGCTATGAGAGCAAGCGGTAGAAAAGAGAGTAAGGAGGCGTAGGGAATGAAATACATAGTAAGACTTTATGACGGTTTTGATAATCTCTGGATGGATATTAGCAAACCTGTTAGTAAAAAGATTGCTAAATGTATTTGGAATAAAGAAACAAAGAACGGTACTAAAAATACTCGCTATGATGATATAGACTATTATGACATTTTCCCAGCAGATACAAAAATGATTTATAGTTAGAAGGAGGCGTAGTATGACACCAGAAACATTAGTGGGATGGGTAAATCCTGATTGGGGAATATGGTTTGCGAAGTATAAAGATAGCCCAAATAGAGAAATTTTTAATCACAGTGAGATTTACCGTTATAAAAAACAATGTCCTTTTGGTGACTACAAGAAAGTCCGTATCACCATAGAGGAGATTTGAGCCATGATTAGCCAAGAAGATATAAGAGAGGCGAGGGAAGTGCTGAAGTATTATCACGCTAACGCTTGTGAAAACCATTTTGTTCAACATTATCAAGGTTTTGCTATTGCCCTGGAAGCCCTAAACTATTTGCTTAAACTTGACAATGACTCCAATAAATGATATACTTATTATGACATCGAGGATGCGGATTTTTTATGCTCACATAGGGCTTTTAGTAGGTGCAAGTAAGCTGACCGCTTCCTTGATGTCCACCGAACGAAGCCCTTTTTTATTGGAGGAAGATATGAAGGAATTATGGAAAGATGTAGAAGGATATGAAGGCATGTACCAGGTTAGTTCTTTTGGGAGAGTTAGGTCATTAAATAGATTTGTTAGTAGTGGGAACTTTTGGAAAGGGAGGTTTCTTAAACTATGTATTAATTCTAAAAAAGTGCCTTATTTACAAGTTTCTCTTAGCAAGAGTAATATTAGAAAACAATTTCATGTTCATCGGTTAGTAGCTAAAGCTTTTATACCAAATCTAAAAAATCAAAAATATACTCATCATAAAGACCATAATCCAATAAATAATATGATTAGCAATCTTGTATGGTGTTCTAATTCTGATAATGCAAAAGAAGCTTATAAAGCTGGGCGTATTATTCCGTGGCATAAAGGAACAAAAGGATTATATCATGGCCCTTGGCATAATCGTAAATTAACTTTTACTGTATGGAATAAGGGCAAGAAAATGTCCCAAGCTTATTGTGATAATGTACGACTTTCTTTAAGACGAGCTAAAGAAAAACGGATTAAGCATTATGAAGGAAGCTCTAATGGCAGAGGGTAGGTTGAGGGAGATACTTGAGCAACTTATTTATCGCAAATATATAGATTCTACTATCGCCTCCATCAGAGAATTGGTTGAAGGGATGAAGAAGGGTCATCAGGGTTGTGTAGGATTTATAGAAGATGATGATAGGTATAACCAGGCGATTGAGGATGTACTGAAAGAGTTAGGCAACTAACCACGCAGGTAAAAGAGGAGGTAGGTCATGGGAAGAGATTATCAGGAGGAAGCAATTGACGCAGTAAAGGTGTATTTGATTAACTTGCTTGACAGGAAAGAGTATTACCAGGCAAGACAGGTGGGGAATGCGTTGGATATCTTGCTGGCTATGGTAAGACCTATGCCAATAGGTGCTGGTTTGGCAAATACGCCCTCTACGAATTGTAGGTAACCATTATGCTCCCTCTGTGTAAAAGTGAAAGTAGGGTGGACAATACCAAAGCCTGTGGCAGCGGAGACTATAATAAAAATAGTGCGTGGACAGTAAAAATGCTACGAATATCGGTATTTGCCAGAGGGAGCACCAGTTGAAAGGGAGGGTGTGATGGATAAGAGTGCGAGAAAGTTTATCTTAAAAGACAAAGCATACAGAAATATGTGCGCAGAAATGGGACATGTCATATTTCAGGCATTTACCAAAGCATTTAGTCATCCATATATCAAAGTTGATTGTTGCCCTGACTTTGATAATCTTCTTATCGTTACTTATGGGCGATTTATGTATAAGTTTCTAAATAGTAAAAAGGGCATGAAGATATGGGAAGAATTAGGCAAGAAGTATGCAGATAAGTTGAAATGATTAGCCCACTTCCGAAAGGATGGAAGATTGGCATGAAAAGATGGATACACTGTAATATATTCGATAAGCATGATTGGTGGTGGTGTGGTATTACGGACTTATATGGACAGAGGTTACTTCAATGTTCACATTGCCATAGAGTAAAACATGCAAATTATGACGCTAATCTTGTGGCTCGTAAAAGGAAGGAAATAAGAGAGGCGGCATTTAGTAGACCTGCCGCCAAGAGCTGAAGGGATGGAATTGTGAGTAAGATAGAGTTGATACTTGGAGATTGTTTGGTTGAGATGAAGAAGATAGCGGATAAGTCGGTTGACCTTGTGTTGACTTCACCACCTTTCAAAGAAGAAGATGTGGAAGGTAATTATTGGGAATTGTATGACTTATGGTTTAAGGAAATTAAACGTATTACTTTAAAAGTAATTATAATTATTCATTCGGCCACAAAGATAAATTATTTAATGCTACATTATCCGCCAAAACGATTAATGATTTGGGGTAAGGGATTTAGTAAATATTCTTGGCGATTTAATCCTATTTTACTATATCAACAAGATGAAAAATATTCTATAAATAGACGAATATGGTCAGATTGCTTTGCTGTGCCGAGTTTAACAAAATGGATGGAAAAGAAAAAACATAAATATCAAGACCCTGAGCAATTATATATCGCTTTATTAAAAATGTTTAAGGAATGTAATCTTATCCTTGACCCCTTTATGGGTTCAGGCACTACTGGTGTCGCCTGTAAAGAATTAGGCAGAAATTTTATCGGCATAGAAATATCGCCAGAATATTACGAAATCGCCAAGAAGCGCATAGCTAACACAATGGAGTCTATGCTATGACCCAAGAGCTGAAGGGTCTGGGTGGGCTACGTAACCGAAAGGAAGAGAAGATGAGAATGCTACTGATGATTTTACCAGGATTGGGATGGGGTATTTTACTCACTATAGTATTTGGTTCTTTAGGCATTAAAAATTGTGTGGCAACGTGGCAATATTGGGTAGTTGGGGTCTATGGCGCAGCAGTATTTATGGGCGTAGGTATGTGGATAAAATAACGGTGAGCAATCCCGTGGACAGAGGTGTCCAGGATGAACAAAGGGAAGGGATGGCCTGGGGTTATACAGAAACCACTCCTGAATGTTATCTGCCACTTATTAAGGTATACCTGTGGCGATAAAACGATAACGCCATCAGCAGTTACCTACTGCCGGGGTTGCTCACTCTTTGATAACA